GCTTAGAAGTGTACTTTGTAATAAATCCCACAACATCACAATTAATTCTTTCTGCAATATTGATATTTACAGTTGTAATCTTTTTTGTTGATGTTTTTCAAACATTGTTTCATATAGTGTTACCGCTTATAAGTAAGGCGTGGGACAAACTTTCGTCAAAAGAACCAAGCCCATTTATGAATTTCATCAAGAATACTATGGCTGGATTAGTAACTGTTACAGCCTTTATCACAGCCATAGCTGGTCTAATTAAATTATTTATACCTTAAATAAAATATAAATTCTATCAATGGAGTAACAAAGCGTTACTCCATTTTTTATTTGCTTAAAATAATCTCTTGATACTGCTCTTCAGTAATAACATTAAAGCTGAGTTCAAGAACACCGTTGAGCAGTCCTTTTGCGGTTGTCATCTGTAAAACCAAAGACAGCCACACCGTGTTCTTGCTGAGTAATTATTTCTGTAATACAGTTTGCTTTTGTATTATCAACAATTAAATGTCTATAAATCATCACTCTACCTCGTTTCCGTCAACTGTAACTTTCCAATCACAACGCTCCGCAGGTGCAGAATACATCTTTTTGACTTCTGAAATATTAATACACTTTTCAATATTAACAGTGTTTGGAGTATCAGAATATGCGCCCTTGAGAGTTCTTGCTTGGATTTCCGTCCCACCAAAATCACAATTTCTGATTGTAATATTCGAGCCTGTTTTCATATGTAAGCCGAAGCTGCTATTATCTGCATTATCGTGATTTTGATAACCTATCGTGCAATTCGTGGGTATAATTTTGCAGTTTTCAATCAGTCCTACCTCACCAAAGCTGTGACCGCAACCAAAAACTGGCACTGTTGTTTTATCGGCATAATCTACGCAATCAGCACGTCCGCCCCACTTAAAAATACAATTTGCCACAACCCAATTTGTCGCATAACCTGTTCCACCACTCTCAAGGTGTATGCCATACCTGATATTTTTACAGTCAAAGGTAAATCCTTTGATATGCGTGTGAACATTAAGGTCTAGGTGGAATGGACACTTTTTGATTATGTCCTCAGATTTCAGTGCAGACTTATCAAATCCTGTTGCTCCGTCCCATTTGATTATTGTTGCGGCAGGATTATAAATGTTTTCGGATTCGTAGTAAACATAATCCTTAGTCATTATGCCCCTGTAACCGACCAAGCCGACATCTGACATACCTGCATATTTGTCCTGCAAATCTGTATATATTCCTGCCATTACGACTATTGTATAACGATTATGATAACTGTTGTCTGATATGCTGTTATTAGCTGACAAGATAGAGTTAAATTTTGTTTCTCCAAATCCTTCGTTATTTTCGTTGTAGTCGTTAGAAACATACAGATAGTGCATCGCATAATCAGGAGCTTGGTACAACTCAGGTTTAATATTAGACTTTATTAAGTCAGGGTTAGAATAAGCTGTACGCTTATTGTTCTGTTCAAGTTGAAGATTACAACTGTTGTCAACAAGTCTATTTGCAGCAACCGCAATTTTAATAGAATTAACGACTACATTTTCTGTTGCTGTATAAGTAGCCGCTGCATTTTTAAAAGCACTAACTTCTGACAAGAGCCAAGATGAGCTAATTGCTGTCTGCTCGTTCGCAGGATAGAAAACACAACCGCTGTTTGTAATATTAGCAAAATTCTGCAAAGACAAGCAATACGCTTTGCTTTGTTCAAGAGTAACCGCACGCTTGAGCTTGAGATAAAAATTAACCGCAGCGGTAGATGTGCCGCTTAGGCTAATTTTATTGTTCTTGACTGAAATAGTAACTCCGTTTGCTGTCTGCTCTGTGTCCTCGAGCGAGGTGAGATTAACGCTTGTAGATGTATTGAGCAAAGAGTCTTTTGCTATCATTTTTGCAGATGCGGTTTCGATTGCGGAATTAACATCCTTTTTGGTTGCTAAATTTGAGCCTGTTGGTTCATATTTAGATTTTGTATTTATTACTGACTTGTTCACAAAAACACTAAAATGCTGAGTTGTCAAGATTGTATCGTTCTCACTTAGCACAAGCTCGCACCGCATCATACCTGCGAGTTGTAACATAGATTTTGAGAGCGTAATCGTTATTGCATTATCAGAAACAGAGCAGGGAACAGAATCAGCAACAATAACATTATCAACAGTTGCATTAAGTACAGCTGTAACATTATCGCTAATCGTCACAGGCCGAGAGTCTGCATACAGTTTACATTCAATGATGCGTGACTTGTCATCATTTTGAGCGACTATTATACTTTCGTAATTTCTATCTTTGTATACATCAAGATTAAGTTTGTAATTTACATTCAATTATGTCCACCTCATTTCACAAAATCAGATAGTTTAGTTTTGAACGAACCAAGCTCAAGCTGTTTATATCGTTCTCTAAGTGTGTCATATGTAGTTTTAACAATTTTAGATTCCGCTGCGATACTGTCGCTTAAGATTACTGTAACAGTATCGCAAAGATTAAACTGTTGCATATCGTCAAGGACCGCTTCTACATCAACTTTAATATTGCTCTTGATCTCACCAAGTTTATCTCCTCCTATGTAAGCTGTTGCTGCTATTCTGCAAGTGTTTTTGACAAATTCATATCCGTCGCCTGTTGAAGAATTGACAATTATTCCGTTAACAAGATTGTCAGGAACTGGATATACACTTAGTTTATTTGTTTTTGCTTTTTGTTCAAAAATCTCATAAGGGTCAGCAATTATCTGTATGTCTTGCTTTGAAAATTCATCATAAACAGTAGCATAAGCACACACATGACTTATCGTAGTTTCACTTGATTGAGTTTTTTCATAGCTTGATATATTGTCGCCCCACTTGAGGCTATACGCTCGTTTCTGCCCTCGATTTTTTAACAATGAAACATTAAAATTATTCCATTTGTATTCGCCCCCAAACAGGTCAAGCAAACTGCCCTCTAAACCGCCGAGAAAGTCACCAAGTGTGCATACTTGAGTGTAGCCGAGGTTGATGCTTTTTCTGTTCGTTATATCTGACGAAAATACATAGTTGTTGTCAAAAAGAGCATCCAAATTTTCGTAAGCCTCCGCAGGTGAATAGAGCTGTGCTGATGTTTCGCCTGCGGCAAGAATGTTGTTATAGCAGTTATGTTTGATGTGCTTCGCTTTGATACTAAGCACATTGTTTTTTTCTACTACCTCGTAGATTTCAAAAAATTGTGGTTCGTCTGTTGGGTTTGGCTTTGCGTATATATAATTTTGTACAACAGCACTTTCGGCACATTCGGAGTTTTTAACAACGCTTGCACTTAGTGTGTAATCTGCGTTGCGTGACTCTTCGACGGTACATTCTGTGCAACCGGTAAGCCTGCCGAGGTAGTGCATTGAATTGAGCGATAATATTCTGCTTGTCGTTTCGTAGACTAAAGGTATCATAAGCGCCTCCAATTTGGCTCAAGCGTAAGCGAACCAATAACCTGATTGGCGATAATCTCATTCTCTCCTGCTTTAAATTGCTGCGGCAAGAGAGGTGAGATATAAGATTTAATGCCGTTTTTAACAGAGTAATATTGCATATTTTCACCGTCAAGGACTGTGTAATCTGCGTTAATTGAATTTTTTATAGATAGTGTTTCCCCGTTTATCGTTAGCGTTGCAGAAGCACCCACACCCGTGAGCTTGTAAAGCGGATTTGACGGCATTCTTTCAGGGTTGAGTAAATTTAGCTTTTGACCGCTAACAAGGCTTATAGGCTCTGTCTGTGCATACCAATACGGCTTACGACTGAATTTAACAGTAGTTGTGAGATATGAAGGTAACTCACGCTGAATTGTGTCAAGGTTAGTCACTACAGCATAGCAATAATAGCCTTTGTTATATGTGTCCTTGTATGTTTGATAATTGTTAAATTCAGTCAGCCAATCTATAATTTTATACGCAAGATATTGAGCAGTTGTGTGAGCAAGTAAAGGCATTAAAGCTATTTGCAGCTCAAAATCAACATTCTTGTATCTGCCGTTGTCCTGCACTATATCACCGTTTCGCCCCGGGATTGATATAAGCTCAAAATCACGCTGAGCAACAGAGTGAAAAGGTGCATTAACTATACGACCGCCAAACTGACTAAGCCATTTGCCATTATAAAAAAAGTTGTGCATCAGCTAAACACCTTCCTTTTACTTGTAATTTCCGCTGCTAATCGCTCAGATAATCTTTCAGCAAGACTATCTATATCCGAATCACTATTGACCGTTACGCCGCTAATATTCACATTGATGTCAATGTTAGTCGTTGACGGTTTGTCTGTGCTGTCACTCCTAAATGGATTTGTACCGTCCTGCTTGGCTTTACGATATTGTTCAGCCTCTTGCGCTGTCAAAACCGCTTCGCCTGCGTCCAAATAAGCGAGGTACTTGTCGTTCGGTACATAGTCGATACCGGCACGGAAACGGGGGAGAGTGACCTCTGAAATGTGTGGAATTTCAAGTCCTGCCCACTCAAGTGCCCAATTGATTCCGTCAAACAGACCGTTGATCATTCCGATTGCACCGTTTATTATGAATTCAACTGCGTTTGGAATTAAGTTTAGAACATTCTTGAATATTTCTAAAATGCCGTTCCACGCTTTATCCCAATTTCCTGAAAAGACTCCGTCTATGAAGTCAATCAAACCGTTGAAAATTCCCGTCAAGCTTTCAATCGCACCGCTTATTCCTTTGATAGCTAATCCGAGTACATTGCTGAAAACATCTGCAAGAATTTCAATAACTGGAGTTAAAGCAGGTAGGATAGCATTGAGCAGCATTGATAATAGCTCAAATAGCGGACTTAATGCGTCTGTCAATAAGTCGAAAACGGGTGCAAGAGCCTCGAAAACGGGCTGTAATGTTTCACTTAATATGCCTGCAATCTCGTTAAAAACAGGGATAAGCGGCTGTAACAAGTTATTGAGCAACTCTGCAAGTTTGACTATGAGCGGTGCAATAGCTGTTGAAATAAGTGCTGCGAACGGCTCTATTAACTGTAAAATCAAGTCGATAAACGGCTGTACAAGCTGAAAAATAGTGTCTAACAACGGCATTAATGCGTTGAGAATTTCCATAAACGGAGGCAAAAGCTGTTTGATTACTTGTACGAGAACAGGTAATAGTGCTTCTACGAGTTGAACAATTATTGGTGCTAACTGTTCCATAAGTTGAGCTATAAACGGAAGCAATTCCTCAATCAATGGCATAATCTGTTCAAGCATTGACACGATTATCGGGGCAACCTCTTCGCAGATGTTAATGAGCACAGGGGCAAGCTTCTCAGCTACACTTTCGATAAGCGGCGATAACTGTTCGAGTAACTTTGCACCTAAGCCAATAATCGAATTAAGCACAGGTTCTGCAACAGCACCGATTTGCGCCATTGTATCTGACAGTTGCTGATGTGCCCTGTTAGATTCCATTACATCGCCGTTTGTTTTTTTATACTGAGCAGAGGCATCCGAATACAGGCTTGTGAGGGTTGATGTGATTAACTGCTGTCTTTCTTGTTCTGATGAGCATTTAGCAAGTTTTTCATTAAAAGCATCCTCAGATACGCCCATCCAGTTAAGAGCATCAGCAAGCGGACCTGTTACCTGTCCGACTTTTGCGGTTTCGTTCGCCGCCTCTGTTAAACCTTCAATCGGAAGTGAATCACCAAACTGACCGTAAACACCTGTGCAGATTTCTGTCCAAGATTGCAAGTCTTTTGTAGAATTGCAAAGCAGAGAAAGATGATTTGCGGCTTCTGTCGCTTGTCCGCTGTCGCCTACTACGGCATAAAGGTCGGAATATGTTTGCTTTGCGTCTGCAGCTGAAAATTTGTTTGTGGTAAAAGCTGTGTCAAGTTTGCCCATTTCCGTCCGATATTCTCGCGTGCTTTCTGCCACGGAGGACAATGCTCCTACACCTGCCACCGCACCGCCTACCATAGCAGTTCCCCATTTAGCAGCAGTTTTGATTCCATTTCCGAGAGTTGAAGCAACACCCTTGCTTTTCTTCTCTGTCTCTGAAATGGATTTGTTTGCTTCATCGTTATTAACGAAGATTGAGCCAAACAGCTTAAAAATTTCGACTGCCACGCACTACACCTCCTGCCATTTGTAGCGATTGAGCATTTCCTCAACACGCTTTTCAATTTCGTCTGTATTGACTTCGTCCTGTGCAGTTGACTGCATTTTGCTGTCTATGCTGTCAACAAATTCTCTGTACGATAAATGCGTAATTTGACCAAGGCTTGTTAAAATAAAAGCCTTGTATTTCATTTCTTCGTTTTTTTCATTGATTTCATTTTCAATGATTTTTAAGATTTCAGCGAATGACAAATCTTGCAATGCTGTAAGATTGCCGCAGCAGTATTGCAAGATTAACTTATATGTGTTTATATCAATGCTGAAAGCGAGGTAAAAAAACTTTGAATATCATTCTCTGCAATAATATTCTTGATGTCTGTAATTACTTCTGTAATGTCCATAAGACTTGCCTGTTCGGGGGTAATATCACCTCTGATGTCAGCATAGAGTGAATAGAATTCGTTTTCTACTTCCTTGCTTGAGAGTGATGAAATCATAGTGATGACAAACTCAAAACCAACTTCCTGTTTGTTTTTCTTGTCCTTAGTTTTAACATACTTAGCAAACTCGAAAATTTCATTTTTTAAATCTGCTGACTTAATAATACGAGCCACCGAAAAAGCGTCCTTTAAGCCTAATTTTCTCATTGATTATACCTCCTCTGTAACCGGTTCCCAAATCACAAACGGCGGTTTAACATCTTCTGAATCGTATGCAGTTTCATCGCTGTAGCCGTAGAACTGCACATCAAACTTGCCGTTATCTTTATCCGCAACGCCCATTGTAAGACCGCCCTCATTCAGACCATTAAAAATCTGAATGATTACAGGCTTGTCTTTACCGAGCAGACAGCCAATCCAGGTGATGTTCGTGCAGTAATCGCTATCAAGCACATAATTTCTTCCTGTGATACCGTGATAGCCTGCGAGTGTTGTTTCATCTACTTCGCTTGCTCCAAGTGCCTTACGAATGTTGCCCTCAGTTACCTCCGCAACTGTGGCCTTGATATAAGTTTCCCAACCATCAATGAGGGTGTTGCCTTTAACTCTCGAATGCACACCGTCAAACTCAATGTTGCGGGCAGTTGGTTTTGCAGAAAATTCACCGCCTTTGATAGTTACGCCAAGGCATTTACCTGCAGCTTTGGCAGTCGCATATGTATCTGTTTTTACATCATAGTTCTCAAAAAATACACCTGCGTCGAGCAGCATATTATCGAGTGTTTTGCTTGTAAAACCCGAGTAAGGCTTTACTTTTCTTACTTTTGCTGTGCCCATTATTTTTCATCCTTTCGTTTGTACTCTCTTAATTCGAGAGTGAACATTATTCTCTTAATAGACTTATCTGTTTCGTCTATGTACTGCCTATCGTCGCTTTTATAGAATTTGTAATAATTTTTTTCATGTTCGATAATTGCTAAGCCGATTTGCTCATTTATCTCATCTGCAATGCTGTCGATTTCGTCGGTTGTGTTTCTGTCATATAGATTGCAAGTTACAATAAACTTGTTATACGGCTCATCTGTGTATATCTGTTTGACATCGTAAACCAAACGAGGAAAACCACTATCAGCTTGCCTGAAAAAATAAAGAGGGGCAAAGCCAAACAGCACTTCTTTTAACATTTTTTTAATGCTATTCACCTTGATAATCCCCCTCCTTGATTAAGCTCTCGGCTTCTTCTGTGCCGATACCGCTCAAGTATTGTGATTCAATTTTAATTATGTCAGAGATATTATCTTCCGCTGCGTTGCCAAGTGCTCCGATTTTTGGAGCTTTGCTTGTACCGATTTCTTGATACAAGCCGTAAAATCCGCCCGGCTTAAATCCTACCTGAAGGTCAGGAATTTTTTGCTTTGAGCGTACCCAATACTGCGTATTTTTCGCTAAGCGCCCCGTCCTGCGTTTTATTTTCTGCTTTGTCCGTTTACATACCAACTTGCCGACATCACGCAGAGCGGCTCTCTCAAGCTCTTTGAGAGTGTATTGTAGCCTTTCAACATTGCTTACAAATTCAACACCGTTTTTCGTTATCTTAACCGCCTTAGGTAGTGACATTATTTTCACCTACCACATCTGTCAGATACAACTCAACTCGTTCTGAATTCTTAATCTGAAAAGCTCTGTATATCTTGAATTTCTTACCTTCAAGATAGCAGAATTCTTCGTTGTTGTACTCAAATGCATTAATTACTACAACACACTCGGGTTTTAATCCATTTGCTTGAGCTTGGAAAAATTCAGATTGACGCACGAATTTCTGAATAGCATATACAGAGCGTTTTTTCTCTGCATATATAATCTCGTTGAGGTCATTAACAGACTGTTCAACTTTTTCAACAAGTTCAATAATCGTGTCACTATTCATAGTTCTGCACTCCTCTTGCTGCCATCGCATTTCTTAATTTTTCGTACTGAACTGACCAGTCACTATCTGCTACAGTCGAAAAATAAGCTCTGCAATAGAACTTTACCGCTTGATTGACAAGGGCGGAGTTTTCGTGCTCGATGTCAACTCCTGCCCCTTGCATGTCAAGCAAACAAGCGTCAATCTCGGCTGAAATCTCATCATCAAACATTGTTGTTGTAATTCTAAGGGCCTTTTTCACCTCTTGAATTAGATTACTTTCAGCCATAGCTTTTCACTCCTTATGCGCTTTTCTTGATGAGCTTTACGAGGCTGTGCTTATCAACAACCTTGCCGTCTGCAAGCATAACAGCTTTGAGTTTAGTGTTGTCTGTATCCTCATCAGTGTACTTCTTAATGCTTAAGCTAAGCATTTCGTTAAGAACATAGTCGTTGAGGTCGAAAAGCATAGCGAATGTTGTGTCTGCAGTCGGAGCGTCCACATAGTTCTCCATATAGCCGTCTGTGAACACCACAGTTCTGCCAAGGAGTGTGCTTGCCGGCTTACCATTCAAGCCAGCATTAATGCGAGCAACAGGCTGACCGTTGGTGTCTGTAATGCCGAGAAAGCGATAGAAAGATTTCTTGGTCATAAGCCATACGGCATTATCGTAAGCAGACGGAAGTGCTCCCTCTGCATCGAGAAGAGTGTTGTAGCTGAGCTTTGTTGCCTTAGCGATGTTAATAGTCTGACCGTCAGCAGGTGTTTCGTTGAGAATGCCTGTTGGTGCGCCTGAACCTGTGCCGGAAATAATAGATTCCTCGATAGCCTTAATCATCGCGTTTTTAATCTGGTCAATGAACTGTGCCTCAAAAATGTCAAGTGCTGTTACAGTCATAAGAAGCGAGAATGCGACCTTACACTCAAGCTTATAGCCTGAGAATGAAATCTTATCAGTGCTTACCTTCTGTTCATCAGAACCCTTATCCTCATCAACCCAGCTTGCAACAGGGCGAATGCTCTGAGTAGGAATAAGCAGAGCTGTTGGATATGAAGACTTAAAAACTCGAGCGTAAATATCGCCGACTTTTTCAAGCTCTACAATAAGTTTCTGATATACTGTCGTTGGGACGATTGTAGCCGCTGTGCTTGATGTAGTTGTTGAAGCTGCATTCTTGAACTTAGCAGGAATTTCTGTGCCTCTTGTTACGAAATTTGCAAACGCTTTTCTGTACTCAACAGAAGCGAAAATATCGCTGCTTTCTGTGCTTTCACCTGTAAGGTCAATGTTTGTCTCGTGATTTTTAAATGGTGCAGGCATTTTGATTCCCTCCTCTGCGTTTTTGTTTGCCTTGTCTACCGTAGAATTTTCAAAGTCGCTGTCGAGCTTGTCAATCTGCTGTGTAATTTCTTTTGCCTCTGCGAGTTTATTCTCTGCAATGAGATTTTTCGCTTTGTCGTAAAGAGCATTTCTCTTGTCGAGATATTCCTTTTTGTTCATTTGTTTTCTACTTCCTTTCGTTTAAGTAAATCGATTTTTGCTATAAGCTGCGCTTTTTTGTTTCTCATCTGTTTGACAATTGTGTCAGGGATAAGACCGTTAAGACTTGCTGCAAGTTTAACTTCTTTTGACCTGTTTGAATATTCAGCAACCTTGTCAATAAAACCTTTTTCGACTGCTTCGTCAGCAGTAAGCCAAGTTTCATCGTCCATAAGTCCGATAAGTTCGTCTTCTGTCATACCTGTTTTAAGCCTGTACGCTGTCGCAACGGCTTTGCTTGCTTTGAGCAATACGCCTGATTCGTGTGCCATATCGTTGTAGTCGCCTGCGGCATAACTTGACACATTATGTATCATTAGCATACCCGTAGGTACGATTTCAGAGCTACAAGCACAAGCAATATACGAAGCAGCCGAGGCGGCAAAAATGACCTTGATTGTAGCCTCGCTTTTGGCAAGCATATCGTAAATTTCAGAGGCGGCAAAGATGTCACCTCCTGACGAATTGATAACGACTTGCACATTATAATCATCCGTCGCATCTTCAAGCTGTGAACGAATATCGGCAGGGCAGCAGTAATCTATTCCAAGCCAATCGTAAATCCACTTATCATCATTTGTGATGATAGGACCTTTGATGTCAATTATCTTCAACACTGTTTTCACCTCCTTCAACCGGAACTGTATCCAATCTTCTAAGCGGAGTATCACCGCCCGGAACAGGAGCAAGACCAAGTGATTCTCGCCATTCATTCGGGAGCATTGCTCCACGGTCTACCATTCCTGCGAAATTCAGCTTTGTTTTAAGGCTTGCAGATTGTAGATTGAACGAACCGACGGCTATGTAGTTTCCACAACCTCGCTGTCTGCGTGTGAAAAGTTTTCGTGTAAGTTCGTTTTTTAGCTGTACGATTTTGGGTGAAATAACAGCGTCAAAATAAGCATTTTCTTCGTCTTCGTCTGCTGTTGATGTGATTATCTTTTCGTTAGTGTTGAATAATTCAAGAATTCGTTGTTTGGTTCTGTCCATTTGAAGTGCGTTTGGTACATAGTCATTCGGACTAATTTGTGTAGCATCAACTTTAGAGTCAACCGCTGCAACGCCAACAGAGCTGTTGCTTATATCAAGATAATTTTCTGCGAATTTTTTTGCATTGCTTTTCAAATCTTCAGGGCGAAGTGCAGAAGTGTATTTTAGAAGCCATTTCACAATACCTGAATTCCGGATAGCGTTGATAATGCCCCTGTCAGTTGTTTCAGTTATTTCGAGCAAGGGGGCAAGAGCCTTGAATTTTCCGCTGCCAAAAATCTCGTGTTCTCCGTAGTCATCACGCAAATGAATTACATCCGCAGAGTCAAAGCGGAATGTCTGAGCGTTTCCGACAATGAACTCATATACAAGATGTCCGTTGTTATCGTAAAGGTCATTGACCGACTTCGCAGGTATGAAATATAGTTCAGCAGGCAAGCTGTTTTCATCTCTGATTATTAACCAAAATGCATTACCCGATAGCGATAACTGTACGCTTGTTTTGTACAGCAGCATATCCATAGTTGTGTATGGGTTAGGTTCTTCAAGTAAAAATTTGATGTACGGTTCAGGGTTGATTACTAAATCTTTCTCTGTGCCTTTGTAGATTTCTCTGATGTGTTTAAGCTGCAACTTTGAAAATCTCAAAGCCTGTGCATTGACACACGCTCGCACTGTATCAGAATCATATGCCTTGTTGCCCCATAGAAAAAAATTACTATTATTCTGTGTAACAAGTTCTACTCTCGAAAAGCCCTTTGAACTTGTTACACGCTTAATGAAATTACTGAATTTTCCCATTTGCTCACCACCTTAGAAATTCGGATTTTCCGAATTTTATATAATGCTTAAATATTCATCTTCGTTCTCGAAAAAGACTGTATAAGCGTCAAGCAAAGCCGCTGTGCCGTCTATTCGTTTTGTCGCTTTAGATGTTTTAATCGGTTGAATATTGCCGTTTTTGTCTTCATCAATTGCTGTATTAGCTAAACACCATTTGTCAATCGGATTATTATTGTAAACAATTCTGTTTTTAATAAGGTCAGCTTTTAGTGCTTTCATCGGTGCAGATAATGTACGCTTGCCTTGATGCACAGCTGTCATTATTGACGGCCCGAAGCAATCAGTCATCTGATTTACCCACATTTGAGCCGACCATGCATCATAGCCGAGTTTCCAAAGATAGATGTCTTTTTCGTCCTGCAATTCTCTGAACCAATCCGTAACCACACTCTGGTCAATCTTGTTTCCTTGACAGGTTCGCATATATCCTTGTTCAATCCATTTGTCATAAGGTATCTTGTCCTCAATCACCTTATGCTCAACAAGGTCGGCAGGTATCCAGTACATTGAACAAACATAAATGTGTATGTCATCAGGAACGCAAAAAATCATCTTTGCGGATGTCAAATCTGTAGTGCTTGACAGATCAGCTCCGCCTATACCATACCCTGGTTTTAGTTTAGCTATATCAAATTTTTCCTCGTTGTTCAATTCATCAAAACTCAACCACGCTTCGGTTGATGTTTCTCTGATATTGAATTCTTTACACAGAAGATTTCTGACAAGTGTTGTGTTTTGCTGTGCTTTCTTGACTTTGCTTGCAAGAGCGTTTTTATTTTTGATAGTACCAAGCCCGGGATTGGCTTTTTGCCAGCAATCGGGATTTTCCCATTCCTCGCGCTTGTCAAGCTCATAGACCATATACAAGCTGTGTTCGTCTTTATAGCCTACATCATCAAATAAGCCATTCGTAACTCTGACAGCTTCGTCGTAGATTTCATCGTAAATATCTTCACGAATTCGCCCTGCTGTTGTAGTCACGAGAATCAGTGGTTGGTCGCGACCAATCGTGCCGTCTGCCATAATGTCGTAGAGCTGTCTGCCATTTTTCCATTGATGCAACTCATCCATTAAACAACAATGCACATTCAATCCGTCAAGCGTGTCCGAATCAGAAGCAAGAGGCTTGAACACGCCGCAGTTATAATCTTCCGAACTTAGCTCATTCAGTAATGGTTTGATACGCTTGAGCAAGACCTCGCTTTTGCGTACCATTCGTTTAGCTTCCTGCCATATAATCTTCGCTTGGTCACGCTTTGTAGCAACAGCATACACTTCTGGACCAGGCTCGCCATCTCCAATAAGCATATATAATCCGACCACAGAAGCAAGCAAACTCTTACCGTTTTTCTTACCAATAATCAAGACAGACAGGTTGTATTCTCTTATTCCGTCATCATCAACAAAACCAAACGTAGCAGCAAGCCACGCTTTTTCCCACAGCTCAAGTTTAACAAGCTGACCGCCTGCTTTACCTTTGCTGTGACGGCAGAAATTTTCTGCGAATTCAATAATATGATTTCCTCTTGCAGGGTCGTAATGGTAGCCGTCTGTCTGGTTAATTACCTTGTTGCTAAGATGCTTGTACCACTTCTGAACTTTATCGCATACAGTAACTTTTTTGCTCTTAATTTGCTCATAATACAGCAAAATCGGGTTATAACTGAGCGGATAACGGGTCATTTTATATCACGACCATCGACGAAAATGTCAAAACCGTCTGTGGTGATTTCTTTAGCATCAGCATCTTTAGGTAACATATCATTGAGCTGCTTGATGTACTTGAGATAGTTCCCAAGCATTGTGTTGTACAAGTCGGCTTCGGGTCGTTTGCGTGAATAAGGCTCTTGATTTTCTGACTGCGAAAATAGCTCTGTTAATCCGTAGATAGCTATATCTGCTTGTAATTCTTTGAGTCGAATTCGAGTGAAAGCAGCGTTTTCGATAAGTCCTTCTGCTAAGTCTTTCCTTTTTGCCGGAATATCCGTGTAAATAGAGCTAAGTCTTTTCTTTTCTCTGTTGATTTCTCGTTTTTCTTTTTTTTCGTCAATCATTTTCAAGTCACCTCACTAAAAAGGGGAGGGGGGTCATACACGAGGTACGCAAAATTTCGACCTGCCCCCCTCGGTCCTGCGAATGTTTACTCGCGAAAATTTTTAGGGGGGAGTCGGAAAAATTTGACCGCTCTCATCAAAAAAATATTTTTTCGGTTCTTTGTTTCCGACTCCGTGCCCTGGAAGATTGTCGTGACAATCTTTACAGACGAACATTAGATTGTCGAAGTTAAGACTAATGCTTGCATCGTTTATGTTGCTCGCATTGAGCATAATCTTGTGATGAACAATATAGCCAAGCCGCTTATGACATATCTGACACAAACCACCGTCGATGAGTGTTCGTTCATCAATGAAGCTTCGTCTGCAATTCTGCCATTTTTTAGATTTGTAGAATGCTTTTGCAAAATTTTTAGCCATAATTCTTTAAAAATAAATAAGCCGCTGCATTAACAGCTACTTGATTAACTTTGTATTTTCTGAGCTTTGCTCAATTATATTCTAACACACCCTTAAGCGAACAAACGAACAACTTTCACCACTCATAGCGATTGCACATAACCCTTATGCCGTCCTCCGTATTTCCTCCGCCTACTTTGTGAGCTATTTGTTTCCATTCATAACCATATTCCAGACGCAGTAAAAGACAACTTCCTTGCAAAGTTGTTGGAGGTATCGAACTTATAGCGTTTGATTTTTTCATTTCTGCTTTGTACAATTCTTCTCTTAAATCAGCTATTTGAGGTACTATTTTTTCAATGCTACTTGACGCACTCTCACCATCAATAGCATTTGAAATATTTGTTGTTATGTGCGTAACTTTAGCTTCGAGCATAGCTATTTGTGCTCGATAATAGCATATGTCATTCTCTATTTCTCTAATTTGTTTTAGATTCATTTTTTGACTCCTCCGTGCAGTCAACTGCATTATTGCAGATAATATTGCTTAATCGTTGAGCGAAACGAAATGATATTTATGTTTTTTCTCAAATTTAAGCGGATTATATACTTTGCAAAATTTGCCGCTAAAACAGCGTTTTTCTTTTTGCTTAACTTCGCAATAACTATTTCTATAATATTCACAAGTAGCACAACATCTGTGCTTTTGCCTGTATTCATTAGGTGTCATTATTAATCATATCCTTTCTACGGTATTTGTGATTATCGATTGCCAAATAGGTAAAATAAAAAGACGCTCCAGTGAAGTCATTAACCCACATTTCGTCACGCACGAGATAATAGCCTTGTGGAATTTGCAAAGCCTCGCCTTTTTCAAGTTTTTTGAATTCACGCTTTTTGCCCTCTGTTACCGTAACTGTAGGTTTTGTAAGATTGCGAGAAGTCTTGAGCCTTTTAGTGCCTGTTACATCTTTGCGTATGTATTTTGCGAGGTCAGCAAAACTGCCGTCTTCGTACAATGGTGTGAGATTAATTCCGTTGCTCCACTGCCACATCTTCATGGCTATGTCTTTTACACAATCCTCAATGATTATGTGCAAATGCCAGTTGCTACCACGCTTGCCACACTCGCAGAAACCGATGTACTTAAACTGCAAGCCTTGTTTTTTTGCGTGATACTTAATGCGTTTAAAAAAATTGCTTACAATCTTTTCAAATTCTTCTTCTGTGAAATTTTTATACGGTGCCGAAAATCTTACCCACCAATCGCCTTGTTTGAAATTTGCAAGAATTAATCTCTGTGTATGCTGTTCACCTCTTATGCGATTAGCCTGCGCCATCTTTTCTGATGTGATTGCTCTGTTGATACTGCGTGACATATTTTTCTTGTTACGCTTTCTCAAACTTTGATAGTATTTAATTTCAAGCATTGGTCCTGATTGGATCTCACATTTGTATGTAAACATATTTAAAATTCCTATTATATATGTAAAAACAGTTTTCGTCACTTAATTAATTACTTTAGCAGGATATACAGGGGCATTTCCGCCCCTGTGATTTTTGACTTATCGTTATCCGCTGCAAGTTTATTGTTGTGTTCATGTATTGCCAAATAGTTTTTATCCTACTTTTCTATACATGCATCTTATAGCTGACATCTGTTTGTCAGTCAAATTTACAATATCCTGTCTGTCAAAACCAACAAACATTATTGTACCTTTAAACACTTCGCCTGTATCTTTATTAATAAGGTTGTCCTTGCCCTGTTCGGAATAAATCATTTTGATTCTTCCTTTGCATAAATCTTTACTTTTGAGTTTCTCACTTCTCAAAAAGTTTTCAATCTCAACCTTGTTAATCATCTTGCATAAACCTCTTAACTGATTATTGTTTGGCTCTGCATAATGTAATACCAAAACCTTATCTTCTGCCATTATTACTTTATCCTTTCTGTATCCGTATTTTTCGTAGCAGTTACACACAACACCTCTGCTTCTTGCAGTACAGCGTGTAAAGTGTCTGCAATTTTCACAACTCTTCATTACTTTTTAACCGTATGTATTTTAGCAGCACTGCAGAAGCTTCCTCCCAGCCATAGCAAACAAGCGCCATATTTCCTTGTTCGGTAAGTCTTTTTATCCACTCTTTCTGCTTTTGCGTAGCTTTGTTTTTTCCAACCTTTAATTCAATATAAAGTGCGTGAAATTTTCCTCTTGCAACCGGCAAACACAAATCCGGTACACCTGCACGCACTCCTTGACGCTTAAGATTAAAAGCCTCTTTTTGATTACGCTTTCCGCCGTTCGGTATGTGATAAAGCAAATCAAGTTCTTTGTATGTATTTCTCGCAAATGCTGCCCATTTAAACAGTTTAGTTTGTTCATACGCTTCATTTGTCATTTTGTATCACCTCTGTTAAGCGTATATACATATATCTCTGCAATTGTTGCGATATGACGGGGGAATCAAAGCAACCTCTTTACTGTAGAATTGATTAGAACTTGAATCGATTCCAAGTTTTTCAACAAGTGTCAAAGGTATATATCGCATCGGTATTCCGTTTTTTACAAAGCTATAATCTTCTTCTATCTCTTCAATAGTCCATTTAGTTACTGAACCGAACCCTTGTGAAGATTTTTTACCTACAAATGAAATGTAGCCGTTGAGCAATTGAGATATTTTCTTTTTATCGCCGCAAGCGTAAAAAACAATTTTATCAGTTGTTTTGTAAATCAAGTTGTTGTGATAGCTTTTAAATTCGCCTCTCGCTGTGTCTATTTCTTGTTTACCTTTTCCGCGAAACTTCACAAGCTCATCATTAATACCGTTCCAACGCTTTGAATAACTTATCGAAAATTCTTTATCGTCCGCAAAAAAACCGAAACTCGCATGAAAAATCCCGTTACTGTATTTTAAAAATTTCGATAAAGTTTCGATTACAAGTTCTGCCTGTCCTGCTTGCTTGCAACTTGTGTAATAGTCTTCTTGCATTATTTCTTTCGCTTTAGCAGCAGAAAGAATACAATCAAGTCTAAGCGGTTCAATCAGTGCAACTGCGTTTGAAATATGAGCTGTAATTTTAAGATTTTTAAAATCCATTCATCTCACTCCCTTAGTTTTTTTACAATTTTTATTATTTTAGGTATAATAAAACAACCAACACAATATACAATAAATTGTCCTACAGATACACTTGCAATCAGTACAACTAAAGCGCTATTATACATTAAATAGAGCTCAAAACCGATAACTATGCCAACTACAACTGCTGCAAGTAAGCTTGTGAGTATTTTATTTTTCTTTCTCAAAATATAAAAAAATGTACAAGCAAGCGATGATGCAATGAAACCAAAACAAACATCAATAAGTCCAAACGGGCTAAATATATTTGCAATCATAGTGCCAAGCACACAGGCATAAATATGTTTGCGATTATATATACACAATAAGTGTAATATACACGCTAATCTCAATTGTAACGGACCAAAGGAAATGCTACTCAAGCATGTATTGAGTATTACATACATAGCAGCAATTATAGCGATTGTGGCGATGTCTATTATTTTTATTTTCTTGAACATTCTATTATTCTCCTTATGTTTTCTGTAGGACTAAACGAGCCGAAAGCGTTTATATCTTTTGTGATGAAATACGCTCTGCTGTCAAGGCTGTCGAAATTACCTACTTTCTTCCAATTGTTAATATCCTCAATGCTGTAACCTGCGCCGAGGATATGAATCCACTGATAATCTAAATCTTTTTTTATATATCTTAAAAGCACATCCATTCTCGATAACAACGCTTCATGTCCGTACATTCCTGCATTTGCAACACAAACGGTATCTGAATATTCTCGATAGTATTCTGCTTGCATTTTCAGTTCGTCAATGTTTACAATCTTCTTAACTGAACGCTGTAACACAGGTGTGATTTTTGAAAATAAATTATTTCTCTGCCAAGTGCGGAAGTTTTTCATTGTTTGCACAGGATTTAAAAATTCGTCAGGAGCAATGCATAATGTATTGCTTTTTGCAAATTTTTCATAGTGTGAAGAAAGTTTAATCATGTAAGGTAATGTTATCTTAGCGCCATATCTTGACAGTCCGAAAGCTCCACTGTCAAGAATAACAATTTTACTTTCGTTCTCAAAATGTGGCTCGCAGGGATAAGCATATAGCCTGCTTATCCCTTTGATTTTTTCAATTTCTTTTTCGTGCTTTTGGCAATGCGGAAAAACATACTCAAGCATTTAGTGTGTTCTCCATTTCAGCTATCCAATTGAGCATATCGTCTTTATGTTCTGATACATAGTCAACATACAGCTTAGACGTTGAATCGAGATCCTCTGATGCCGTTAATGTAAAACTACCGTGCCCAACAGAAGATTTACCGCCGAGATGTCCTGATTCTTTCAGTAAATTCAGCATATGACATGCACAAGAATACTCAAGTTCATCTGCAAACTCAATTTTGATTTCGCTTTCCAATTTTGTTCCTGCTGAAAAGACTTCACTTTCATATTTCATTTGCATAACTTCTTTGTTGTCGGTAGTAACGTCTTTAGCGTTTTCCGGACTTGATTTTAAGCGGTCTTTTCGTGTATAGAAAGTGCCGGAGAGCATACCGCTGTAAATAGATTCATCTGTTTTGTGACGATTATATTCGTTTAGTTCGGCACATACAGGCTTCAAGATGCCAACTTTCATCTTACCTTCGGTCATCATTGAACGATAAGCAGAACCAAGGAGAACGAGCGCTGGGCAATTCTGCTTAATACTTGTCTTAAGTGCAAGGTTTTCTACACCGCCACTCTTTAATGACCCGCCGTTAAAAAAAGTATAATACAAATTCTGTGATACAGATTTAACGCCGATACCAATTCGTTCAAAATAATCTGTCATTACAAGTGTTCGAAGGATACCGCGCAAAGCATTACCGGAATAAACAGGCATATCCTCATACTTATTATTAATTCTGAATTTTTGTCTACGCAAAGTCTGCATTGTACCTGCAGGTTCATCACCAAAATGAGAAAGAGGAGAAGTAAGTTCGAATGTAAGTTCAATAGTTTTAATGTTCATAGTGTTAAGATCCTTTCTTGCGTTAATCAGCGATTATGTCAATACACGATTCATCAAATGTAGGTACTACATCATTGTGAATTACGGTCACTTTAGCTTTGCGCTGTTCTGCAATCTCTTCACGCATAATCATTAAGTCATTGATAACTCTGATTAATTGCGTGCGAATAATTGTTAAAATTTCAGTCTTGCTTGTGTCGTCAAGTTCTGTGATCTCGTGAATTGTTGTTTGCTCTTTCACAAACGAAATTATGTTCAATTTTTTGCACAGCGCTTCAACAAAACTTTCGAGCGTTGGTGAAGATACTACACAACCACGAACTTTTGACACAAATTCGTTTTGAAATTTTTTTAGTCTTGATTTTGGCATGTTCTCAAAATCAATATTCACCCATATTGCGTTTAATAATTCAACTGCTTTTTTTTGCATTTTTTTCCTCCTGTAATCGTTGCTTTACGATTTCGTTCCTTTTTTCTGAATTAAGAATATGCAGCAGCAAATCGAATTGTTTACTGTTACGATAATCTTTGATTTTGTTATCAAGTTCAAGTGTTTTATCTATACCGAGATATTTTCGGATTTGTTTTGTGTTATAAGCGCCTGTCTTGATTTCATCTTTGTTATAATAGAGATAAAGTTCATTTATGACCTCATATACATTATGCATTTTTTGAACGTCAAAAACATATTCGTCATCCTCCTCTCTGATAAAGAATTTTTTTGTATCATTATTAACTCGAGCACGAAAGCTGTTATGCTTCTTAAAGCTGCGTGTTATACATACAACAAACTCTCCTTCGACATAATCAGATATGTTGAATAATATATTTTCAATATCATTCTTGCAAAAATAGATTATACCTTTGTGCGATGCAACAAAAGACGAATGTCTTAGCTTTACTTCTTTCATACAGCAAGCACAATTTTCGCATATAACATCCGAATTAATGTCATTCATCAAATCGTAATTAGTAAAACGAGCTGCTTTAATGAAATTTTTAGTCTTGAATCCGATTTCTGTATCCTGTCCGCATATGCAGCAATGTCCTTGTTCTTTGCCTTTTTCGATTTCAAGATGTTGTGCAATAATTTGAGTATTTGTCATTCTAAAACCTCCAAATCATCAAGATAATCAGCCGCAATTTGAAATGCAATCAGCATTCCCTCGCTTATGTAATAATGTTTGTCCTTTCTGCTTTTGCTGTCATTATATCCGCTCATCTTCTCCTGTTCACTTTCTATGCGTTCAGATATTTCGGTTTTTAATTCATCAAGTGTCATTAATTTCCACCCTCCAGTCTTCTTTCAAGCCTCTCAATCTTTTTATTTTTCCATGCACTAACTTCTTTATCGCATTGAAACATTATCTTGCATTGTTCAAGCATAATTTCAACATCTGCCATTTCTTCAAAGATGTTATCAACAGATTTCAAATCATCTTCAAGTGATATTTTTTCTTTAGTATAATTTAATTTTATAAGGCTTTTACACAAAGCCTGCGATAATTCAGACAGTTCCTCGACAGTCTTTATTATCTGATTTCCCACACCGTATGTATTGATTGCTTTATGCATAGTCTCTTTTGATGTCATTCTTCTGCCTCACTTTCAAGCCAATGTTTTTTGCAATCAATGCAGTTACCGTGGAATTTATTACAATATTCCATCGGAACATGACCGACACACCCGAGCAAAGTAATATCACCTTGAACCATTTCGTCAATCGACATCTGTTTGATTTTCTCGTAATTAGTCATTGTGTTCACACCTCATTTCAATAGTTCATCTATCGTTACATTAAATAAATCAGATATATCTATTATGGTTTTAATATCAGGCTCAAATTTTCCCTGTTCATAGTTTGAAATACTTGTCCTGCTCAAATAGAGCTTTTTGCCCAACTCATCTTGCGTTAATTTATGTTTAAGCCTTAACGCTTTTAGGTTTTTGGGAAATGCCATTACTCCTCACCGCCCTCAATCGGCTGATTCCAACATTTAACGCAGTCAAAGCCATTTCGGCAATCATCTGCACCCATAAGTCCCAATTCATAAGGGCATATGCCTGTAGGCGTTCCGCCATCGCCAAGCGGAGCATTCGGATAATGTTTCAAAAACTCACTCAAATATGTTTTCGGTGGATGTTCATCACTCCATTTCTGTATGATTGCAATTGCTTTGTCAGGATAGAGCATTTCAAAGTTTGAACATGAAATACCTAAGTCATTATTCACAATGCTTAAAGGACAGACTATACAGCTAAGTTTGCATATTCTATCCGTCTTCTGTTGTTTAGTCATTCTCGACTTTTCAATAAAGTAATTCATAGTTTTCATACAATCAATCATTTTCTTTATCCTCCATTCTCTTTTCACTCACAACATCTGATATAATCTTTCCTGCACGCACTAAAGCTGTGTATTCGCCGTAGCTGTAATATGTGTTATGTATTTTGTTATACTTAGCAATCTCAAGACATACCAAATCAAGATGATCAAGTTTTTTCCGTTTCATATTCTCACCTCACCAATCATTTTCTCCGTCTATTGTTAGCTGCCCTGGCAGAACATTGTCCTCCATCCACCAGTGATACACATCTATTCCTGATTGCCACGTATTAGTTGTTAATCCTGCTTGCTTGCGAACTTCTAACATTCTGTCAAACGCTCTGATATACAAATTTCTGTATTTAGGATACAGTGCAATTTCTTTGTATCTTCCTTTTCCTGCCATAGGGCAGCCAACGCAACCTACTCTGTGAAAGCCACACTTATACAAAGGATTTAAATTTATATGTTCTTCTTTGATATAGTCTTTTACATCGTCATTTGACCAATCACATATGACATTGAATACCGTTTTCCCTTGTAGTTGACAATGCTCAACGATTTTTCTCTTTTCGTCATTATCGTTGTTAATGATAATTCTCTTTGAGATGTCTTTACTCCAAGTCTGAATAATTCCGCTTTTAGCTCTGTTGGTGCTTTCCGCTCTTCTTACGCCTGTCACAATCGCTCGGTTGTGGGCTGCTGTTTCTTTCAGTATTGCACAACAATATCGTGCATGGCGAGTAGGTGGGATTTTCTTAGCCGGAATCAAGCTCCACATACTGACAGATTTACCTTTGAAGGTTGGCTTTTGCGTTGTACACTTAATTCCTTTAGACTCCAGCTCTTTGAACTTTCGGCGAATGTGATAAACGGTTTCGGGCGCATCGGCAGTTGTATGACTATGTAAAACCTCAAAATCTATACCTGACTTAAGCGCAAGGTCTAAAATTATTTCGCTATCTTTGCCACCTGAATAACAAAGCATTAACGGTTTATCATAATAATATTTGCTTATTTCAGCACCCTCACGTAATCGTTCAATACTTGTTTTTTCTAAATCCATATTTTCTCCTTAAAATGCAATAGAGCAGCCGCACCTGCTCTGCAGTAACATTATGCAAGTCAGTATTATATTTTAGGAAGAATAATCAACGAAAGTTGTACTTTCTGATATATAGTAAAGCCGTGCGGAGCTTACTAACTGATTAATTAAGATTTGCAATAGTATTGCTCAAGAAGTTTTGTGCAATCTGCTTGAGCTTTTTACCTTGCGCCGAATTTGTTTCACAAATTTTCTCAACGCTGTTAATAAACTTTTTGAGATGTGATTGTAACTCGTTGAAGTAAAGAGTTGCTGTCACAAGGTCAGCATCTGCATTTTTGTCAAGCTTGTTTGCTAACTGTTTTGCTTTATCAAGAGCGGCTTGTCGTTCTTTTTCAATAGATTCAAGCTTTGCTTTGTAGTCTTTCTCAAGAGTTTCTTTAACGCTTGATTTTGTTTTTTCTGTAGCTTGTTTAACAGCTTTTTCAACAGCGCTTTGTTTTTCTTTTTCAAATGACGCTTTTAAGCTGTTTATTTTGCTTTTTGCCGCTGCTTCAATTTGCGCTTGCGTTGGTTCTTGTACAGCAACCTCAACAGGCTTGCTTTCAAGTTCTTTAATTCGTTTGTGCAATAACTTGTTTTCCTCTGCGAGATTTTGTTTATCTGCTTGTAACGATTTCTGTGCGTTGTTGCTGTCGTTAAGCTCATCACCGAGAAGAGCAAGCTGTTCACCTTGCTGTTTGCTTTTCTCAACAAGTTCTTTAATTTCTTTGACCGACATACCAGCAAGGTCATTTTCTGCTATAATTTCAGCTCTGTCTACTGCACATACTTCTGTAAGTAATTGCAATTTAGTAATACCAAGCTGTGCATTTGACTGCAAAACCGTACCGCCAAGCTTTTCGTATGTGCTGATGTAGTTGTAAGCTTGTCTGCGTTTAATGCCGCAGGCTTGCTCTGTGTATGTATCAAATGTTTCAAAGCCGAGCGCTTCGTATAAGTGCTTATCTCTCATTAATTTAAGATTTTCACACAAGCTAATCATTGCATTTGCAGCTGTCTGCTCTGCTGTGATTATTTTTTGATGTGTACTTAGTGCTGAAATTGTATCTGCTGACATTTCAGTGATATTAAAATCAGCTATACTCATTATGCTGCTATTGTCTGACATTTTTCTTTACTCCTTTTCAATGGTTCTATTTTTGTTTTATACCATTTATCCATAAATTTTTTAACTTCGTTCGGATATGAGCAATTGTCAAATCCTCTGCACTGCTCAATTCTAAGTGTCACAGGATTAAGTTCAAGCGTAAAGTAAGGTTTTTCTTTTTCACTCATCTTACGAATGAAAAGTATAATTGTCTTTTCTGTTGCTACTTTTTTTGCATAGGTCGCTACACAATGGCATAGTGTTTCACCCTCGTTTTTTAAGTCATTGTGTCTTCTTGGCGGCATAATACAGAAGTCTTTATCTTCATAGCTGTATAGATTACTATATTTTTCATATTGTCGAGCTATCTGCGGAAGCTCTCCTTCGCTGAATTCTTTGTCGTTGACTATATCCGACGCTAAATCGTGAGCCTGCTTAAAATTTTTAGGGTAGAGGACTTCTAAATTCGATAAGTCATATTCGAGCAAGGTAGCGTTTTCTATATAGTCTTTATAATCTCTGAAAAAGATTCTCTTTGTGTTAAAATAATAGTAGTTATCATACGGTTTTGTGCAATTTTCGCTTTCCCATCTGCGGAAAAATTGACAAAATTTTCTTAGAGAGCTGTATTCTAAAATTCTTAACATATCATTAACATTACAGTCGATCATTGAACAAATTGCAAAAAATTCTTTCAGCTCTTCAAAGTCTATTTTTCTGCCTGTTTGTTTATACGCTTTGTATAGTTTGAATTCGTATAATTTTGGGTTTAACTGTTTTAAAATTTTTAAATCGTCTTTAGTAATTCCGAAACTTTTTCTCAAAGACCCTTTTGCTAAATCAAATTCAGTACATCTGTATGTGTATGTAATGACATCTCGTGCAAGATTAATTAAGCCGTTGTCGATTATATTGTTAAGACTTGCAACTTGATTGACTGCGTTATATAACTTTTCAAACGCAATCGGGTTGTACAACCTCGCAATCTTGCCGTAGTCGATATGCCACTTGTTGAATCCTTTTACACGCTTAAATATCTTATTGAGTGTGCCGGGGTAGAGTTGCAAACTTGAGTTTACACTTCTACAAAAATCCTTTCGCCAGTCACCGCCTTTGTAATCTTTGTCATATGTGTATTGTTCCTGCACTCGCATTTTTTGTCCGTCAAAGTCGCAAGTTGTTCTTGAAAGTTCTTGCATAATGATGCGTGGCTTAATTCTGCCTTGACTGTATGCGTATTTGACAATAAATTCACGAGCACAAAATCTTGTTCCTTTGAACGGTTGTAGATACATTATTGTTTCTCTGTTACAAAAGCCGTTTGAATTCAAATATTTTCGATATGGTTTTGCGGTACACTTTTTGTGGCAAATAGGACAAGTGACTTTATCTCCGCTGCGTACCTTGTTAATAGTAACCTCGTTACCGCATACGGAACATCTTGCAGTAGTCTGCTTTTTGCCGTTGGCATCATAAAACATATATCGGCTATATGCCATTACGGTATTATCAATCCATTTATGTACCGCCTGCGGCAGTGGGCGAATTTCTGCTAATTCATAACTTATGCTGTCTTTAATTTTTTGATATTTATCTTTGAGCCTTTTTTGCCTGACTGCTTTTTGCCAAGCTATTATTTTTTCGATGCCTTTACCTTTTGCATAAGAACTTGTGTCCGCCAAATAATCGTCAATGACTTTATCTGTTTCAGCGCTGAACGGATAATAGAATTGACGATAGTAATAATCAACCGGCAAACTGCTTTCACTGACTGTGCCGTCTGATTTAACGATAAACCATTTGTCATCACCTTGCTTGTTTTTTCCAATGAACAGTCTATAGAGGAACTCCGCCCCTGGGGCAGGCTTAAACATATCAACTATAAGAGTTTTTTCACCTGTTGACTCATCAATAAATGCATCATAAACATAATTGTATTCGTGTGTCGTATAATTGCCATACTTGTCTTTATGCTGAAACTCAACTACAGCTTGCATTGCAGGTACATCCGCACGGTTTTTGTTTATTTCTAACGCTAACAGCTTTTTTCTCTGCATTTATACTCACCTCACAGTAAATCCATAAGGTTTATAAAGCCTTGTTTTTCAGACTTTGTCGGGGCAGGAGAGGTGCTGTTCATTCGCCACACTTCCGGCGGCAATTCGCTCGGTTTTGGGATTGAGTAAAAGTCGCAAATAGCGTTCATAACTTCAACAGGATTTGCAATTTTCTTGCTTGTTATTTTCTCCACGAGTGCAGACACCTGCATTTCTTCAACGTTTAAGTCCTGCAATACAATCTCTGCACTCTCCGGCTGTGCTGTGATAATGTCGATAAGCTGTTGCATTACATTCCATTCGTTAGAGTTTTTTTTATAGCCTTTGCCTTGATTTTTTATGCAGTTGACTGCATTTTCTAAAATATTCATAATTTCACCTCTTGATTTTTTAAAGGCTTATTGCTATAATAAATATGTAGATTTGGCAATAAGCCTTACTTGAGCGTTGACCACTGCCCTGTGTCAACGCTCTTTTTTTATACTTCCGCCTCTTGCAACAATCAAATGCTGCCTTTTGCCCATATTTGTATCAACTGTTTCAACAAGTTCTACAGATACCATCAGTTTACCTTTCTGACTTCTGCGGTATATAACTGCATTAATCTTGTCAAAACGCTTTTCGAGCACATTTGGCAATTTTAAAATAACCGGCTCTTCTTTTATAAAAGCCTCTTTAATCTCCGCTGCTGTCATTGCTTTCCTCCACAGGCTCAAATACATCCGCTGTCACATACTTAAAACATCCGTCATAAATCAAAAATCTTATGTCATATCCTTGTTTGTTTTGAGCTCTAAAGCGACACACATCATATACTTCAAAGACTTCTGATATATCTTCTTTACATCTGACTTTAAACATATGTACTCCTGTTAAGTTCTTATTGCGTACTTACAGCACTTAATAAACTTCTTGCAGTTCTTAACAACACGCTTAAATCCGACTGCCTTGTTGCAAAGTTTGTGAT